TCTCTTTCTATTTCTCTTTGACGAATTTCAGCATTAGTTAATCTATGAGCTTCCCTTTCCAAAGGACTATTCTTTTGAGCAGTATTAAGTTTAGCATTCAATGATGACACTTCCTTAGCAAAAGTGTTAGCTGCCTGTCTAGAATATGCTAGATTTGGTGTGTTAACCATATCTATTCTGGCAGTGTTAGCTAAGTTCTTCATTTTATTTGCAAATTCAGCATAATATCTTTCTATATTTCCGGCATATGGTGATAATAATGTTCTAGCATCATTTGTTTCAGCCATATTCTTTGAAATATCAGTTCCTTTTTCTGCTAAATATGTTATTTTTTTGTCAGGTGACATGATTTTTACAGGTTTCTTAACACTTTCAGTTGTGTATTTAAGATCACCTTTCTTGTTTGTATAGTAGACATTACCTTGATCATCTAACTTTGGCATAGGATTATATTTATTATATTCCTCTTTATTATTCATATTGTAAGTTATATTTTTTCCAGATAATGTGGTGACTGTTTTATAATATGTTGGATTATATTTTTTATAATCATCTTTGTCATACATGTTATATTCTATATATTTTCCATCAATAGTCTTAACTGTTTTTATTCCAGTCTTCTTATCAAATTTATCTACTGGGTGATATAATTTATTATCCTCAGCAGTTATATATACTAATGAACCTAGTGGCTTATTTTTATCGTACCATGTTTTACCTGGTAAATTTATTCTTGCATCACCTTGTCTTTTATCAACACGAATATCACCACTCGATTTAGATATAAGAGTAAATGCTCCACCACCTTCACCAGTTGGTTTTCCATCTTTATCAAATTTAGGTTGATATTTCTTTTGCAATTCTTCTATACCATTATCAGCATAGCTTTGTTTCCAATCTAATTTATGTTTAGGTGCATCAATAACAACCATTGAATGTTTAACCGCTCTTGCTATTTCTTTTTCAGTAGCACCTTGTAAAGTCATATCACTTATTAAATTTGATACTATACCCATATTCTTTTGTTTCTCTGGACCATCAACCATTGGTCTTATTTTTTCGCCATATCTGCTGTAATATACTTCTTTACCATTTTCGATTACTTTCTTTGTGCCATATTCTAATTTATTGTCAAAGTTTTCCAAATCTTTTAAACGGTTTGTACTAATTATTCTTGAAGTTGTGTTAGAACCAGTTGGTATACACATTACTGTATCGCCATCAAAGTCAGCTCCAGATAAACGTTCTGCAACATTATGGTTTATACATACAGCATCTATTGACTGTTTACCAATTCTTTTTATTCCTTGTGGATCTTTATTATTTACTGTAAGTATTGGTATTTCAAATGTACCACCATGTGGATATCTTACTAAAGCTAACTTAGTACCATTTGCATATCCTGGTGCATATATTTCTTTATCTGATAATGTATCACTTGGTATAATAACGTGATATTTTTGTCCTGGTAATGAAGCTGCTTTTAAATCAACAGCATTAGCATCACACTCACTGGCAAATTTTTCCAAATAATATTTTCTTATGGTTGGTACCATTAAAGATTTTATTTGTTCAAATTCTTCTACTTTGTTTTGAATAGCTTTATCCAATTGCTTCTTAACCAAAGACTCTGATTGCTTTGATAAGAATTGTGATGATAAACTGTCAGCCCATTCATTCCAGTCATTCTGATCAGATCTTTTATTTATTAAGCCTAATCGTTTAACGCCATGCTCATCAGTATACCATCTTTGTCCACCTTGATCTGCATCTTTTATATTTGAACCAAATGGATTTTCAGGATCATTCTTTATTGGTTTTAATACATCTCTAGGTGCTACTTTGTTACTTTTATTCGTGTGGAATATAACATCGACACCATCTGGAAAGTCTTTAGGATCACCATATACAGCCATACCTTTCATATATCTGTCATGATCAACTAATATACGTACTTGTGCATATAAAGATTTACCAAGAGATATATCTTCAACACCAGGTCTTAATTCTATAAGTCCATCACTCTTAGTTCCACCTTCTTCTGAATATTTAATTTTAATTCTGTTTATATCCATACTTTCTGGATATGTAAATTTCTTTTCAAATGTTTCGCCATTATCATAAGATTTATAATCATTAAGTGATTTAACTTTTCCTGGTTCATATATTTCTTTATATTCTTTATCTTTATCAGCTAAAACTTTTTGTGTTGTTTGTTTTGAAGGATTTGATGGGTCTTGTTTTATTCTGCCGACATATAAATTATAACCCTTATTTTCTAGCATTTGTATAGCTATATCTAATTTATCACGAGTTATACCCATATCTTTTTCGACATCTTTACCAACATCTATCATTCCTTTTTGCTTTAATTGTTTTTCTAAATATTCAGCTGTATTTCTTGTCTGATATATTTTTCCTTCTTTATCTTGTTCTAATAGTGTTCTAACACTACTTTCATTAGCCATTCCTAATTTTCTTGCTATTTCAGTAGCACCCATGCCACTTTCTTTTAATTGTTTTATTCTAGCTATTTGATTTATTTTTATTTCATTATTAGCTATAGATCTTTCTCTTCGATATTGTTCTCTTGTTAATCCAAACTCTTCAAAAATATTTGAATCAGTTTCTTTCCAACCGATTTTGTTTTAATTTTTCTATTCTGGCTAAGAAATCAGAACCTCTTTGAAATGCATCTTCTCCAGAACCCCATGGATATCTTCCAGAATGTCCACCATTTAAATGTCCTATTCCATAATGCATCAAACTATCTTCTTCATGTATTCCTAAATATTCAAGAATGTTTTTTGCTATTTTATTCATGAAAACCTCCTTTTTTGTATTTAAGTATCTTTATAATGCCCTCCATTCGAACGAGAATACAGTTTTAAGCCATTTTTATACAAAACTAATACAATTACTTGTTTTAAATATAAATCAGCTTAAAAACGATTCTAGTTCGTTTAATACTGTTTGTTTATTTTCTGGATAAATTATTCTAGAAAATGACATGCTGTTCATTTTGTCAACGTAATAATCCTGATTAGGTTGATGCTTAGCTTTAGCATTTCTTTTGTTTTCCAAAGTAGCCCATTTATTTTTATATAAAATTAATAAATCAGGAATACCTTGAATATCACTTGAATCTAATTTTGTAATTATAGAGTCTGGATATTTTTTCTTTAACTCTTTTCGTAGCTCTTTCTGAAATTCATTTTCTTTTTTCATTAGCCCCCCAAAAATAAAAACATAATAGAACAATAACTAAGATTGTTCCTCTTCTCTCTATAACAGGACAACATTTTCACGCGAATTTTAAAAAGATAATATATATACTTAACACTTTTGTAAGTACATGAACGCACACTTAACACTTTCGTAAGCACACGGACGTACACATCTGTACACTGAATGCATAAAATTATTAAAAACTAAAAATTGTCAAATGCACCACTTGAGTTTTCATTTTATCAAATTCTCAAATTGCAAAAATTATTTTATCAAATTCATTAAATCACTGAAAACCATTTCCAAAAATTTTCCAAAAACTTTTTCTAAAAAATCAACTCAGAATTTACCACCAATTTTGACCTTAATTTTCACCTCAAAAATTGCCTCATTTTTTACCACATTTTTAACCTCAAATTTAATCACAATTTTGCAATAATTCAAAACTTCCAATTTTACCAAAAAATTGCCAAAAAACACCCACATTTTTTGGTAAAAAATTTTTGGCCCACTTTTTTTTCGAAAATTTTCAAAAAATTCGTCGCCCGAAACCCTACTCTCCCAAGGGTTTGAAGGTTTTGGCCCACTTTTTGGCCCACTTTTGGCCCACTTTTGGCCCACTTTTGTAAAACCTGCAAACCTTACTCTCCCAAGGGTTTTCAGCATTTTGGCCCACTTTTTGAAAAAATCGTTAAAAACTTTTTTATATTTATTCTTTTTTCTCGCGCGATATAGTATAGTATAATAATATATAAATAAAAAAGTTTTTGGCATTTTTTTGCAAAAAGTGGGCCAAAATGGCCTCAAACCTTACTCTCCCAAGGGTTTCAGCGATTTACAAAAGTGGGCCAACATTTTCCTCAAAAATCCTTCAAACCCTACTCTCCCAAGGGTTTCAGACTGGCCCACTTTTTTTTACAAAACTGGGCCAAAAGTGGGCCAAATGCCAAAAAACGCTATTTTTGACACTTTTTTACCCTCAAAAAATTGCTAAAAAACACCCAAAAAATGGCCAAAAAACACCCCAAAAATGACCACTTTTTTAATCAATTTTTTCACACTTTTTTACAAAAATTTTAAAAAATTACCAAAAAATTACCAAATTTTACCAAAAATAGAGTACGTACGCGACGTTCACAAAACTGTCAAAAATCATCAAAAAACTACCAAAAAATTGGTAAAATTTACCAATAAATTATCACTAAAAATCACATCAAAATTACATCAAAAAATCACTCAATTTTACCTCAAAAATACACCTCATTTTACCTCAAATTTCGCTCCAAAAATTACAATAATAATTACCAAATTTTGCCAAAAAGAAAAATAAAAGGGCATTAAAAAACGCCCTTATTCTGTAATAATTTATCAAAATATTTCCTTAAAAGTGCCATATTTATCAAAATATTTCATCATAATTCTATCCATTTCATACCATTTATACCCCATAAATCTAGTTGAATGCCATAATTTTGATACATAAATATTATTATTTCTAATAATATATATCAAAACTATTTCACTTTTACCAAAATTATTACCAGTAATATCTCTTACAATGTCTATTTTAGCTTTAAAATCACCATTTTTATACTCTAAAGACAAAACTTCTTCTAAATTTTTCTCATATTTATTCTTATCTACCATAAAAGCATCCCATTTTTTGATAAAATCATAGTAATTTGTTATTATTTTCTTCTTAAAATACTCGACATTTAGCCTGATAGTCTCAAAAAAGAATGCCAAAACATACATAAATATACCTGAAAATGTTAAAAATCCCATCACAACAACAAAAATAATCAATCTAATATGTATATCACTCATAATATTACTCCTTTTCTGCCAATTCTCTATATTTTTTATCAACTTTCAATGCAAAGATACCTAAAACATCTCTATATATTCTAATATCTTCCAAATTGACATTCTTTTTTAGATAAGTTTCTTCAAAATCTTTGTACATGTTATTAACCATCATGTTGATAATCGTTCTTTGAATATCTAATTCTAATTCATCCTCAGTATTATATTTAGTGCTTGTATTAGAATCAAATCCTAATACATACATATTAATCGCAATATGCAACAGACTTTTCATAAATTCAATAGATTTAATATTACTATTGTTTTTAGTTTTTTCTTTTATAAATTTATTTAGGTTTTTAGAAACCTCTGCTAAAGTTGTTACACCACCATTAACAAATTCATCACTATTAGGATCAGCAACGATAAAAAAAACTTCATCGTCTATTGAATTATCTATATCCGGATTATAACAAACCAATGCCAAATAGCCATGTACAACATAAAAAATGCAATTTAAATTAACCTTTTCTAATAAATCTTCAAAATCTTTTTGATCTTTATATTCATACTTTTTATATTTTTTACAAAATTCTTTAATTTTCATAATTTTTCACCTTTTTATCCTTTTTTAACTTATTTTTTAATAAAATATGCTCACAATATATCAATTTCGCACGAGAATACTGTTTTAAGCCATTTTACTATATTAGTAAACAACTTATATGTCTACTTTTTAAAAACGTCTTAAAAACGATTCTCGTACGTTGATTTTTTGATACTATTTAAAATATGCATCTTTTATGATCTCTTGCTCAAATTTGAATGGTTTTCTATAACTCCATCCACTAAAAAATCCAAGTAGAGAGTCTCCTAATGCTATACTTCCATCTTTTTCTAATTTTGCCCATACAAATTTGTTATTCCAATAAATATATTTAAAATTTTTCATAATATATTCTCCTTTTCTTTTTTAATTATTTTTTATCTTCTTCGAACTTTATCGGTTTATAAGTATTTTTCCTAGCTGGAACTGATAAACACTCACTACAAGGTTGTTCATCCTGTTTCAATTCTCTATGTTTACATTTTAAACAATAAATTTCAAATTCTACAAAGTGTTCATTATCATTCATACTTATTTACCTCTTTTCTCGTTATTTTTAAATACTGAATTATTAACATAGTTTTTATACACATCTATTATTTTCTTACTAATTAAATAAGAGTCATAATTACTTTCTAATATAGTTTTCAAACTAATATCAAATTTAAAATTCTTAAAACCATTATTTATAATATGTACAGTATAAATTGTTTTGTTTTTGATAATTATTACATTACCATTTATTTGTTCTTTTATCATTCTACTTACTTCAGCCATATTGAAGTATTTATTTTTAGTAATCATCTTTTGTCTCCTTCTTAAAATTTTTAAAAGCTTATCCATGAACTTTCATTAAATATTTTCTTATCTTTCAATGCTTTGGAAATTGATAAATCAATTCCACTTCTAGTTTTTAATGTATAATAGTATAGATCCTTAAAAGGTGTATTACGCCTATCTATACGTCCAGAGGCTTGTTCCATTATTTTATATGAGTAATTCTGACTATAGAACACCATAACGTTTGTCTCAATACAATTCCAGGCCTCTGCACCAGCACTGTATTGCACCAAATACGCCCATCTGTCAGATTTTGGTATTTCTTCATGTTTATGACCATTCCATTCAGCTACATCACGTCCGTCCACGAACTTTATACCTCTCAGTATCTCTAACTCGTAGTCAAAATTATAGAATATTATAACTTTATTATTCTTATCAAGTATCTCAAATAAGTGTATTAATTTAGTATCATCAGTGTTTACTATTTTTCTTAAAATATAGCATAAAGCTGATGCTTTTTCAATTGGTTCCTTTTTATATGGATTCCAACGCTTTTTTAATACTAACTTATATAGATCTTTATCATAATTATGAAAAACATCTTCATAATGTCTAGTAGTTTTATTCTGATAATCCATTTTTATTAGTAATAAATCTCTAAGATACTCTAACTTACGTGTACCAATATATTTTTCAATTTTAGGAAATTTTGAATATCTAGAAAATACACAATGTTCTCTATTAAATTCAGTTTTATTTTTAAAGAATCCATTAGCTATAAATACTGGTAAATAATCAGACCATGTATCTCCGTGGAGTTGCACTAAGTAATACCCATTCATTATTTTTAGCTATTTTAATAAATGATAATGTCCATACACCGTATCCAACAACTCTCTGCTCATCTAATATAAAGAAAGCATCTTTAATGTTTTTGTATTTCTTAATATTATTCCAACTATCTATGTAAATATGATTCCCAAAGCGTTTAGTCTGTCTCTCAG